ATGAGGTTCGGTTTCAGGCTTTGGGGAGTTTGCGCGATCGCGCTGCTGGCGTCGGCCGGCGCGGCGATGGCGTGGGGGCCCGAAGGGCACCAGGTGGTGGCGCGCATCGCGGCGCGGCACCTCGAGCCGCAGGCGCGGCAACAGGTGGAGATCCTGCTCGGCGCGCCGGCGGCAGAGAGCATGGCGGCGCTGTCGTCATGGGCCGACTGGCAGGGACGCGCGCGGCCGGAGACGAAGCCCTGGCATTATGTCGACATTCCGATCGACGCGGCGGGATATGTCTCCGCGCGCGATTGCCGCGATGGGCAATGCGTCGTGGCCGCGATCGCGCGCGAAGAGGCGACGCTGGCGGATGGCGCGCAATCGCGCGAAGCGCGGCGCGAGGCGCTGCTGTGGGTGATCCATCTTGCGGGCGACATCCATCAGCCCCTGCATTGCGCCGACGACAACCACCGCGGCGGCAACGATGTACCGGTCTCGATCGGCGTTCTGGATTCCAATTTGCACAGGGTGTGGGACAGCAATGAAGTCTGGCAGCTTGGCATCGAAGCGGCGCCGCTTGCCGCGCGGCTCGATCGCACCATCACGCCGCCGCAAGAGAAGGCTTGGTCACGCGGCACACCGGCGGACTGGGCAAACGAAGCCCACGCCCTCGCCCGCGGGATCTATGCGCGGCTTCCGGCGGCGCGGCCCGTGCCGATGGCGCGGCCGGGCATGCTGCGCGACAGCCCCATCGCCGCGCGTCAACTCGAAAAAGCCGGGATTAGACTCGCTTTTCTGATCAACCAGGCGCTCGGCAGCCGATCACAGCGCCGTGCCGCGGCGGTTGAAGCGGACTCCGCGCGGCCTTATTTTCGAAGGCGGAGGACGAAGCCATGACACTCAAGGGCACACACGCGCTCGGCATCTTCGCAGGCATCGTCGCGCTCGCGCTCGGCCTGCGCGCCTGGCACGCCATGACGCCGCCGGCGGAAGCGATGACGCCGGTGTGCAGCGCCTCCGATTTCCTGCTGCGCGATGTCAGGCTCAGCCGCCATTACGAACGGGCCACGGTGGCGGGCACGATCACCAGCTCCTGCGCGCACGCCGCCGTGGTGCGGCTGCGCTGGGTTGTGCGCAACGGCGACGGCACGACGTCGTCTTTTCCGTTCTACGCGCATGACGGCGTTCCGGTGCAGCCGGGCGAATCCTATTCCTTCGGCGTTACCGCGGATGCGCCCGTGTCCTGCGCCAAATGGGTGAAGGCGAGCGGCGGCACAACCATCGGCACCGACTGCCGGACGGACTCCCGCGTGGTTGTGGACGCGGCCCTTCCGGCCTGACGGACGGGCGCGAAAGGCGCTTGCGTTCTCGTCCTGTTCCACGCTTTATATACGCATGCCCGACAAGCCCACAGACAAGCCCAAAACGCCCGAACCCCGCATGGTCTTCAAGCCGGTCTCGCGGATCGGCCGGGCGGCGCTGGAGCGGCTTTACGGGCGGGAAAAGGCCGAGCGCCTGATGCGGCGCGGGCCCGTGGATCAACAGGGAAGAGTGCCGGTCGTCATGCCAGACGGTGCAGCAACCGATGGAGATGACGATGAAGGGACACCGGGGAATCCAGCAGTTCGATCCTGACGAACTATTCTACCACGTCGTGGAGTGGGACAGCGCACGCGACACGCGGGTGCGCGTCGTGGCGGCGGCGCTGAACGTCACGCTGGCGATCGCGGCCTTCGATGCGGCGCGCGCCGAATATCCGAACGCGCAGATGCTGCTGATGAACGGCGCCCGCGTGATGCGCGACAGCCTGAAGCCACGGCCCGCCTGACAAGCGCGGCAAAGGCCGGTTACACTGGCCGGACCTTGGAGACCGACATGGAACTGGGACCGAAGCTCACGCTTGCCACCGCGCCTTCTTCGGAAAGCGGCGAGGCGGAATATTACATCAGCGACGTGCATCCGATCGAAGAAGAGTTCGGCTTCACCATCAACGACACCCACAAGACCGACCGGGCGCAGTTCCTCTACGCCACGCGGGAGGATGCCGAGCGCGCGCGCGAGGCGATGTTCCCCGTCCTGCGCATGATCGTGGGCTTCGTGACCGCCGACTGATGTGCCGCGATTACGAGCGCCGCCGCGCCATGGGCGATTACTATGCGGGCTTCAGCGAGACGAAGATCCGCATCGTCTCGCCGCCGCGTCACCGCGCGCCGAACCTTGAGCCGCAGGCGGACATCAATCCCACCGACCCGGCGCCGATCTTTCGCATGACGGAAAAGGGCGATGGCATGGAGATGATCACCGCGCGCTGGTGGTTCGTGCCGGAAACCTATTCGGGGACGTTCAAGGATTTTCCCAAGAAGCTCACCACCTTCAATGCGCGCAGCGAGAGCGCGGCCACGTCGCGCACGTTCAAGCAGGCGTTCCAGCAGCGCCGCTGCCTGATCCCGGCCGATGGATGGTACGAATGGACCGGCGACAGCTATCCCAAGACGAAGTGGCGCTTCTCGCGCAAGGACGGCGACTGGTTCTGCATCGCCGGTTTGTGGTCTCACTTCACCGCCAGCGACATCGGCCCCACCGACACCTTCACCATGCTGACGAAGGATGCGGACGGCACGCTCGCGAACTATCACAACCGCCGCCCGATCGCGCTGGCGCGCGACGGCTGGGAGCGCTGGATGCTGGACGGCGATCTCGGCGATGTCGTATCGCCGCAAGACATTCGCGCCGACTATGTGGGCGGCCCGCAGCCCGCCGCGGATCTGCTGTAGGACGCACGCCTTCGGTACGCCCGGAAACGTTGCGCGGGCTTGGGCTTTCTGAAAATCTGCGCGGGATTCGGGGGGATCGCTATGAGCACGATGGAGACTATCCGCCTGCCAGACAATCTGGTGCACTGTGCCGCTGACGTCATCGCCGCGTACCTGCGCCATCACCAGGTGGCGGCAAAGGAAATTCCTGCACTCATCAACAGCGTCCACGGCACCTTTGCTGCGCTTGCCGCGGGGGAGTCCATACCTCTTTCGACAACATCGCAAAAACCAGCCGTGCCGGTGAAGAACTCGGTCAAGCCGGACTACATCGTCTGCCTGGAGGACGGCGCGAAGCTCAAATTGTTGAAGCGTTATCTGCGCGCACGCTACGGGCTATCGCCTCAGGAATATCGCGCCAAATGGGGATTGCCGGCTAATTATCCGATGACGGCGCCGAACTATGCTGCGCGGCGCTCTTCCCTGGCGAAGTCCAACGGGCTCGGAAAATGGCCGCGTGGTAAGACGCGCTGAGTCTCCATGCGCTGACGCCCGCTTCCTGCGCTAACTGAAATGCTTTTTACAGTTCTAAAGAAAGATGAACAGACGCGCGCTTCGCAAATCGCGCGTTAAGGGCACTGCGTTGATTTTCCCCAATTTGCGGAACTGTGTGCGCAGGCGTACATTACCCACTCACATCACATTCGGGGCGGCCTGTGTCGGACGGCGACGACGACATTCAAGCACTATTGGCCAAAGCCGCGCATGCGCGCGGGCATGCTGCGCGCCTGATGGACGACGAGGCGCGGCATGCGCTCAACCTATATGCGCGGGAGCTCGAAGCCGAAGCGGCAAAACTGAGAGCGGAGAGAGAGCAGCCGGTCGCGACATTGCCAGAACAAGCCGCCGAGGCACCGCGCGGCGAACCGCAGCTCGGACCCGAACTTGCGGCAGCGATGAAGCCGCCCGTTCCGCCGCCGGAGAACGACAAGAGTTAGAAGCGGGCGAGCATCTCCAACGCCAACAACACGGTGGCGCAAAACGTCGATAGTCCCCCGACGAGGAGAAGCGGTGCCCATGTCCTTCTCATCGCGCGAGAATGGCATTGGGCGGCGGTCCGTTCAATCTGCCTTTTGCTAACTTCCCAGACTTATCGTCTGCAGCGTGATCTCCCGGGGTTTCTTGTCTTCGCGCAGGCCCTTGAACGATGCCTGACGCAGTTTGCCCGATGCGGTCCAGCTTTCGAACGCGACCTGCGCCACAAGTTCCGGCTTCACCCAGTGATTGACCGATTTCTTCGCCGGGGCATTGTTCCCTTCGAAGCTCCGCGCCTGGATCTCCAGCGCCTTGAGCCGCGGCAGCAGATCGCCGAGCGTTTTCGCACCGAAGCCGGTTCCCGCGTGCCCGACATAGCGCAGGCTTTTTCCATCGAAGGCGCCCAGCAGCAGCGCCTTGAACTGGCGCCCTTCCTGCGCCCAGCCGCCAACGACGAACTCTTCCAGCGGTCGGCACTTGGTTTTGATCCAGGCCCCGCCGCGATCGGAGCGATAGGTCGCCGTCAGATCCTTTGAGACGATGCCTTCCAGCCGCATGCGGCAGGCGCTTTCGAACATCGCATCGCCATCGCCCGCGATGTGTTCCACGTACCGCAGACGGCTGTCGTCGGCGGCTCCCAGAATATCCTGCAACACGGCCTTGCGGGCCTTGAGCGCGTAGGCCCGCAAATCTTCGTCACCGCGGTAAAGCAGGTCGAAGATGAAATAGACCAAACCGGCGGTGCGCTTTGTGCGCAGCGCGGTCTGCAATCCGGCAAAGTCCGGTTGGCCCTCGGCATTCACCGCGCAGATTTCGCCATCGTAGATTCCATCGGGAAGATCGTTCCCGTGGCGCGCGATCTCGGGAAATCTCGCGCTCCAGTCCAGCCCTTTGCGCGTGCGCAGCGCCGCCCTGCCCTTGTGCACGCGCATCTGCATGCGGTAGCCGTCGAACTTGACCTCATGCACCCATTTGTCGCCGACCGGCGGCGCGTCTCGCAAAAGCGCAAGCTGCGGCTCAATGAATGCGGGGATTTTCTCGCGCACGAACTGTCGCCGGCTTTTTGGAAGCTGGGAAATCGCGCGCCGCATGGATCAGCGACGGTGGGTCGAGACGACATGGCCGGGGCCGCGATCTTCCCAAAGCCGGCTCTGATGTTCGACGTCGGGCGGGAGAAGATGGTGCGCCTTGCGCCAGGCAAAGGCGTCGACGTCGCGCCAGCCTTCGGGCCACTGGATGCTGGTTCCGTCCGGCAACACGCGCGGCTCGGCCAGCGGCTCCGGCGCGCCGGTCGAGAAGAAGTCGATATACTCGCCGAAGGCGATATTGCGTGCGTCGCGTCCCATGCCGACTCAACCGCGCCGGCGCAATGCAGTTCCGCGCCGAATGAGTCCGTAATCGCACCAAATGCCGGAGGAACCCGATATGCGTCTGGGGGTTTGATACCGGAGTCGCTCCTCGCGCTCGCATGACCCCCCGCCCCGCTCCCCAATGCACTCCTCATCGGGGGCGGGGCATCCGGAGTAAAACAACATGACCGACGACAAGACCAATGTTGGCGCGCAGGATCGCGCGCGCGTTTCCGCTGAAGAACCTTACGAAGTCGCGTACTTCGCGAAAAAACACGGCCTCTCAACCGAGAAGGCCCGCGAGATCATCGAAAAGCACGGCCCCAGCCGGGAGGCTTGCGACGCGGCGGTCAAGGCATGATGGCTGTCCTGCCGCATCTGGCCGAAACGGTTATCGCCGTGCTGGCAGTGCTGACCTTCCTTGTCATCTGTTCGCGAACGCACACCAAGGACAGCCCCCGGCACGACGAACGAGAGTTGCAAACGCGACGTGGCGATGCCGCGAAGTGACGTCCTATTGATTGCTTTCCAGCGGCATGCGCTAATGATCAGGCTCAGCTGCGCCCGCGCCGCCCTTCCGAACCGCGGCGTCGATTTTGGGAGCAGCTGACCCAACCTCTCGGGTCTAATGGCATGAGCCACGATTCCTCAGACGCACCGAAGCGCCCCAGCAAGGCGCATCTGCAGGCTTGGGCCCGCTTCGATGCAGCGTCCGAGCGGGCGGGGGAAACCGAACAAAAGCCCACCAGCCTCTCCCGCCGCGAGCGGCTCATTGCACTGGCCGAAACTTACCGGTCCAGGTCGAGTGGCCGCCCCTCGCAATAGGAAAACTAAAAAACCCGGCAACCTTTTCGGCGCCGGGCACATGCATTCTTCTGGTGTGGTCGTTTATTTCTTGCCCATCGCCCAAAGCACCAGCGCGAAGGCGGCGATGATCCACGGTGCGCTTTGCGCGATCCATGCGCCGAACGCGGTGACGCCGCCCACGCGGTTGCTTTGCGTTTCCAGCGCCGCCACCCGCTTGATCAGGTTCTCCACCTGCTTCTCTGTTTCGCGCGCTTCGATGCGGATGACGCGCTCGCGCACGTCGTCGACCTTGCCGCTGAGAACTTCGAGGTGCCGCGTCTGCGCGGCGATATTGTCGCCCATCTGCCGCAGCACTGTGATTTCGATATGCTGCAAGGCTTCGGGCTTGCTCACTGGCATCATGACCTCTGCTTGATCGCTCATTGTGCCTGAGCCTCTTTACACTTCGCTATGACCGGCGCGACCTGCGCTTCCCATGCCCTGCTCATCCCGCGCCCGACTGCGATGAGCTGGTAACGCGCAGCGGCGTCCTGGGCGGCCAGGAGCGCAGCATCGGTATCGGGATAGGATGGAATGTCCGGCAGGTTCTTCGGGATGCAGGACGCCGCGACGGGCTTGTCCACGTCCTGAGTGAATATCTGCTGCTCGGCTTTTTGGACGGTGTCGCAGGCGGCAAGCGCCAGCAGCGCGAGAATGGCGATGGTCTTTCTCATTTCAGCGTCTCCAAAAAGCGGGTGTCCACGTCCTTCACGCGCTCGCAAGTGTCTTTGCCCTGCGGTGGCGTGGCGCCGAAGGCCCGCAGCTTTGCGAGCAGCGCGTTCGTGGCGTTCTGCGCGGCGGTGACAGCGGCGGCGGCATCCTTGAGGCGCTGCGAGTCAGCGGCGGAGTTATCGCTGATCCACTTGTTCTGCCGCCCCAGCGCGTCCTGAAGCGTGACGTTGCTCGCGTGGCAGACATCGAGATCATGACCCAGCGCGTCCGCGCGCTTGTTCGCAGCGGCTTCGCGGTCGAGTGCGCCTTCGTGCACGGTCCAGCCGAGCAGATGAAAGCCGTCGAGACGCACGGTCTGAACGCCCGCGACGACCACCGCTGCAATACCAATGGCGGCGAGAACCGGCCCTGCGAGTTTCCCCGCGAGCCAGGTGAACGGATTTGGAAACATGGCTATTCCTGTTTTGCTGACGGTTGGACGGTGGTTTCGATGGCCTTGGCGACTTCATCGCGCGCGGCCTCGCGGCCCGCCTGTTCGGCGGCGCTGCGCAGGTCGATCTCACTGTTGCCGAAGCGTCCGCGAATGCTCGTGCCGGTGGCGTTGACCGTGTAGAGGCCCATCAGAACGCAGCAGATCAGCATGCCGATGCCGAGGAAATTGAGGCGCACATCCGCCAGATACCACGGCCAGCCGCCGCGCCAGACGAGGAACACCATGCCGATGAAGCATGTCGTGGAGATGATCGCGCCGCCCAGCTTGATCCATTGCGCCAGCGGTGCAGCCGCCAGCATTCCGGCCCACAGGCGCGCGAACCATCCTTGTTTCTCAATGCCCATCGGTGCTCCAGTGCGGCGCGTCGCTCGGCAGCTTGTGGACGCCGTAGCTGGCGCCGATGGGCCACAGATCCTCTTGCCGCGCGCAATCATGCGCGATGCCGCGCGCATCGGTGACGCGGATCGTGCCCTTCCAGCGGATCGTCATGTCGATCGCCAGCCGCTGGGTGTGGCGCGAGACGAGCGCGGCGGGATAGGCGATGCCGTAACCCGCCATCATCTCGCGCGCGCCGGCGCGGGCCTCGGACAGATCGCCGCCATGGCTCCAGTCGATGTCCACGCCCGCCATCGGCGGCACCTGCGCCGGGTCCTGCGCGCCCGCGCAGATCATGCAGGCGTAGTGCATCAGATAAGCGCGCTCGGCGGGGCGGTATGTGGCTGACACCTCCACATGCGCGCCGGCATTGTTCAGCGCGTGCAGGAAGGAGGCGACCTTCTCCGCGAATTTCGGCTCCAGGTCGTTGATCGACGTGGACGTGGGAAACCGCGCGCACCACGCGCGGCCGGATGGCTGGAGCATTGGATTTCCTCGCTGGGACCTTGACCCCGCAAGGCCTCGGTGCAGGAATGCGCGGATGGAACAAGAAAGACCGGAAAACAAAACGATCCGCCTATCGGATCACAGAGTCCCGTGCCCTGTTTGCACGCCCTCAAGCAATTCGGAGGAATGCACCGAGTGCGGCGGAACTGGGTTTATGAGCGCGTCTGAGTTCGAAGAACACATGCGCTTCATTGATCAGTCAAAAAAGACCTAAGCGGATTATTCCTCCGGTTCCATGTTCTCTGTGACCGGTCCCTGGTTGGCTGCCTTATAAGCTGTAATCACATCAGGCGTTTGAACAAGCGCGACCAACGCGGCAATCTTCGCGCGATCATCAGCCGACATTGGAGCGTATCCACCGCGTTCCGGCTGCGCGAGGTCTGCATCCACTGCATCTAGCTGAAGGGTGATGTCCTGTCCGGGAGGAATGGCCGTGCGGTGCCAATCGGAAAAGAACTCCTGTCCGTCAACAAGCACTTTCTTTTTGAAGCGGACGAATACCGTGCCGTCGTTCAGGATTTCTGACTTGTCGTATGCGATAACTTTTGAAGTGGTCATGTATTGTCCTCATTGTGGTAGGTAGGAAATCGGGATGCGCGCATGGCGCGCGCAAATCACGCGGCGATATAGTCGATAGACCCCGAAGTGATATGCGAGGCACCCGTCACCATGTTAGATGCCTGAATAAACGCTTGCGTGGACGCGCTTTTGGTGAGTGAGACGTAGATATTGTTCGCATCCCACATCGCAAAGGTCGGCGACGTATACCCCGTCGGATAAGTGAAGTTTGATGACAGAACGACAACGCCGCCGCCGGGAAGGATGTTGGAATTCGCAGCAAACGGGATGCCACCGATCTTGAAGCCGCCCGATCCAGTCCCGATTGTTGGCGTGCCAGTTAATTTGAACTCAAGGTGGATCTTGTTTCCGATCTTCGTGTAAAGGCCGAGGCGTGCCCCATAAGTCCACGTTGAATTGCCAGCGGTGTCGAGAGACGCTGTCGGCGTCCACGTTCCTTCTTCGTAATCGTCCAGCGTGTTCGGGTCCGCAGAAGCCGATTGTGTTGCCGGAAAGGCGATGCCGGAGAAGGACGGCACGGCGCTGGAAGTAACGTCTTGGTTGTTGCGCTTTGCGAAGGTCAGCGCAGTTGTACCCAGCGTGTAGCCGGGAGCGGTGGTGTGCAAGTAGCTACTCCTAGCCCCTGCCGCTCCCTGCGTCACCGCCACGGTGATGCCGCTGGGCATCAGGAGCGCGGTGTTGCTGTCGGCGCTGCGCGAGGCGCTGCCGCTGGACGGCACGTCGTAGATGCCGTTCTGCGAGCCGGTGGATTGCGCGGTCAGCAGCACGCGCATGCCGGTGGTGAGTGTCACGCCGTCGATCGTCTGCCCGGCCGCGAGGCCGGTGGAGATCGAGACGTTACTCGTCGCCACCACGTCCACGGTGCGATAGGCGTTGGCGTTCGCCACCAGCGCGCTCGCGGAGGTGGCCGCGGCCTGCGCGTAGCTCTTCGCGCTGTAATCGGCGTTGTCCACCGTGCCGCCGGTGTAGGTGGCCCAGTCTTTCGCGCTGCCGCCGCCGCTGGTGCCGCGCAGGAAGGTGCCAACGGCCCATTCCTTCGCGGAATAGACGCCCGCGATCACCGCCGCGCCGGTCTTCTGCGCCCAGCTTTTCGCATCGCCCCCGGACGGCGCACCGTTGCCGGTGCCGCCCACCGCCCAGCTCTTCGCCGAATTGTCGGTGCTCGCCGCATAGTCGTCGGTCTTGGTGGCGTAGTTCGTGGCCGTGGTCGCGGCGGTCGATGCCGTGGAAGCGGAGGTGCTGGCGCTCGAAGCCGAACTCGAAGCCGCGGAAGCCGAGCCGCTGGCGGACGATGCCGACGAAGACGCCGAGCTCGCATTGGCGCTCACCTCGCCCGACACCGTGTTCGTGGCGGTGATCGCCGCGTTCATCTCGGTGCAGAAGGTGATCAGCGCCTCGATGAAGGCGTCGGCCTTGGTTGCGAAATTCTCCGGATCGGAGGTCTGCGGCGGATCGGGCAAGGCGGTGATGGACGGGATCGTCGTCATGTCAGATTTGCTCCAGTTCGAGCTGCTGCTGGATTTTCTTGGCGTTGATGAAGGTGATGGGCCACGACTTGTAGATCCCGACGATCAGCAGCGGCTGGAAGAACGGCTCGCTGGAATCGTCGGCGGTCGAGAACAGCGCCGGCGTCGCGTTAAGCCGGTCGATCAGGCCCTGGATTTTCGTGGTCAGCGCCACATCCGCGATCACCGTCTGCGAGATCGTGGGGATCGAGCGGCGCGGCACCAGCGTGGCGTTGCCGAAAATATCGCGCGTGATCTGCGAATAGTTGTCCGCGCCCAGATTGACGCCGAACTGCGCGGTGCCGATCGTCGTCGCCGTGCCCACCACCACATAGGTGCATTCGGGATTGCCGGTGGCGCGCGCGATGGAGATGTCGAGCACAAGGTCGGTGTAGGGCGGAATGTCGAACAGCGCGACGGCGCCCTGCGTTTCGAATTCGGCGAAGAAATAGTCGTACCAGTCGGTCACGTCGCGGGTGCGGATCGCCACCGTCTTGGGGCCGTAGACCGTGCCGCCGCCGCTGGTGCCGGTGATGGTCACGCTGTCGCCGACAAGCCCCACCAGCGCCAGCGCGTTGATGCGCTTGCCCGGCGCAATGCTTACTTCCAGCGGCGATGCGCCTTCCGTCGCCTGGTTGCTGGTGAGATCGAACATCGCCCATTTGTTGGTGGGGCCGTTGTCTTCCCACCAGTCGTTGGCCGTGGCGGATGGATAGTTCGGCAGCGCCTTGTTCAGATTGCCGTCCTGCAGCGACAGGAAGCGGCGGTGGCTGGTGGTGCTGATCGCGACATCGCCGGCGGCATAGGTGTGGCTGTTATTCCACGCCGCCTCGCCCGCGATGGTGGTGTCGGGCTCGCTCACGCTGCTGCTGGACAGCAGCGATCCGGCAATGACGATGGGCTCGACGACGCGCATCAGGCGGCTTTCGTTCGGATGGTATCGCCGCCCTGGGTGACGGACTTCCAGATCTTCAGCGCGGCGGCGTGGTTCTCGCGCAGCGTCTTCAATTCGCCGAGCAGCTTTTCATTCTGCCGCATCATCGCGGCCAGCGCGGCGACGATGCCGCTGTCGTTGAACGCGCTCTGCGCATTGGAGAACACATGGCCGCCCGCGCCGAAGCGCACGCGCTCCGGCCCCGCCTCGCCGACCCACAGATCCTCGCCGGCGGAAAAATCGCCGCCGTTCATCAGGCCCTTGATGCCGAGATTGAGCCCCGGCAGCTTGATGTTGTGGATGCCGAGCTTGTCGAGCAGCGGCGTGCCGCCATTGTCATTCGCGCCGGTGGTGTCGCCGCTTCCGGTGGAGGTCTTGCCGCTGGAGCCGGTGGACGTCTTGCCCGAGGACGATGTTTTCGTGGACGAAGACGACGACGTGTCGGTGCCCTTGGCGATGGCGTTCGCTTCCTTCAGCTGCGCCACGGCCGCCGCCAGCTGCTTCTCCGCGGCGGCCACGGCGGCGGCCTGCGCCTTGGCCTGCGCCGCTTCCGCCGTCTTCAATTCCTCGATGGCCTTCTTCACCGAGACGACATTGTCGTTCACGGAGATGAGGCCCTTCACCTGCTTGTTCAGCGCGTCCAGCGACTTCTGCGCGGTCGAGACCTGCTTGTCGGCCTGCTTGGCCGCATCGGCGAGCGCGGTCTTCACCTTCGCCACCGCCAGCGCATATTCCTGCGGCGAGGTGGCGGTGGCGCTCAGCGCCTGCAGATAGGCTTCGCCCGCGCCGGGCAGCGCGGAATAGGCGCTGGCATTGCCGCCCTTCGCCGCCTTCGCCGCATCGAGGAACTGCTGCTGCGCGATGCTGGTGGAGGTGAGCGGCGACGACGCGGTGGACAGCGACAGCTGCTGCACGGCGGCGCGCAGGCTGGCGGCCACGTCGGTGAAGGTGGCGATGGTGTTGTTGTAGCCGGACGCGCGCGCCGAATAGGCCTGCTCCAGCTGGCTCTGCGCCTGGTCGACGGTCATCGCCACCGGCTGGCCCTGCGCTTCGACCGCCGCAAGGTTCGCCTTGGCGGCGACGACAGCGTCCTTGTATTGCTGCAGCGCCTGATCGGTCAGCGCCTTGTTCAGCGCCAGCACGTTCGTCAGATCCACGCCGATGGCTTTGGCGTCGTCGAGCTGCTGCTTCTCCGCCGCCATCAGCTGGTCGAACTGGTATTTCACCGGATCGGTGATCTGCTCCAGCGCCAGCGAAATCGACTTGTTGAAGCTGTTCTTGTAGGCCTGGACCGCTTCCTTTTCCTGCGCGACGAGGTTCTTGGTGTCGATGCCCAGGCCCTTGGCCTTCTGGATCGCGGCATCGAAGCTGTCGGTGATCGATTTCAGCCCCGCCTGCACGCTATCCAGCTGCTTGTTGGCGTCCTTCAAATCGCCCACCGTCTTGGCGAAGTCGATGTCGCTCAACACCTGCTGGAGATTGTCGGTGGTGATGCCGCCGTTCTGCTCGTAATGCTTCAGCACCGCGGCGACGTTTGGGTCCTTGCTGCCCGCGCTGCCCAGCAGATAGTCGAGCGTGCCGGTGATCGCGCCCTGCACGTCGCCCGGTTTGCCGACATTGATGCGCTGGCCCGACGCGGTGGTGATGAAGGACTGGTCGCGGCTCTGGCTGATCGTGAGTTTCGAGATCGTGTTCGAAACGTCGATGCCTTCCTGCTCCAGCGCCTGCATCACCTGGCTGATCGCCTGCCCGGCGGCGGTGGCGGCCTGCGTGCTCTGCTGCGTCATCTTCGTGCCGGAGATGCCGGTCACGTCGAAATTGCCGTCGAAATTGGCGGTGGCGCGATGCGCGGAAGGCTTGCTGTTGCCGAACAGGCCGCCGAGCAATCCGCCCGCGAGCGAGCCGATCAGCGTGCCTATGCCCGGAATGATCGAGCCGACAATGCCGCCGATGGCGCCGCCGATATTGCTGCCCAGGCTGTTTTCGCCGAGCAGCGAACCGGCGAGACCGCCGATGCCCATGCCGCCGAACGCGCCGCCCAGCACGCTGCCGAGCGACGTTGCGCCCAGAAGTCCGCTGGTGCCGGGAAGCAGCGAGGTGATGCTGCCGCCGATATTGGCTGAGCCGGTGATCAGTCCGTCCGCGCCGAGGGTGGGGATGTTGCCGATCAGCGCGGTGGTGGCCGTGGTGCCGAAGCCGAGCGACGCGCCGAGGGAGTTGATGCCGCCGGAGATCCACGAGCCGACACCGCCGAGCATTCCGCCATTGCCGCTGCCGCCAAGCAGATTGCCGATGGAGCCGATGCCGCCGAGCGGCGAGGAACCGCCGCCCAGAAGACCCGTGCCGCCGCCGAGCAGTCCGCCGATGCCGGAGGCCGTGCCGACAAGGCTTTGCACCACCGGCACGATGATGGGCTGCGCGATGGCCTGCGCGATCATCCAGCCCAGCAGCTGCGCGAATTGCTGCTTGATGGCGGAGAGCAGATCGCCGAATGCGTTTTTGCCCTTCTGGCCGATCTCGGCGAAGGCGTTGGCGAAATCGTCCTGCACGTTGCTCGCGAACTGGCCGATCTTCTCCGCTTCCTGCCGCGCGGCGACAAGCTGGCGGATTTCGTCGGCCTGATCCTGCGACAGCTGGCCGTGCTGGGCGTGCATTTCCTTCAGCACCGCCGCTTCGCGCTCGCGTTCGTCGGCGGAGAGGCCCGCGAGCTGCGCCTCTTCCTTCATGTTGGCGATGAGATCGGAGTACTGCTCCAGATCCTGCTTCTGCTGGATCAGGCGGTTGTTGTTCTCGATCTGCGCTTTCTGCTCGTCGGTGAGGCCCTTGCCGGCCGCGAGTTCGTCCTGCGCGTTCTTCACCGCCAGCGCGCGCGTATCCGCATCGTGCTGCAGGCCGACATCGAGCAGCGCCAGCTGCTGCGTCTGGCTCTGGGTGATGGCCGCCACGCGCTTGGCCGATTCCTCGCGCGCGATCTCGATGATCTGCGTGGCCGAGAGGATCTTCTGCGCCTGCGCGTAGGTCTGGACAAGGTTCTGTTCCAGCACGCCGCGCTGTTTCTGCACGATCTGCGCGGCTTTCACCGTGGCCAGTTCGTCCTCGCGCTGCGCCGCGCTTTCGCCCGCCACGCGCGCTTCCTCGCCCAGCGCCGCGATGTATTGATCGTAGGTGGTCTTGAGCTTCTGCGCCGCGGTGGCCTGCTGCGTCTGGATGCCGAGCGAACGGGCCTGCGCCAGTTCGGACGCGGTGAGCAGCGTCTTGGCCTGGTCGTAGCTCGACACCTGCTTCAGCAGGAGGCCGTTCGAGTCCTTGATGGTGGCATTGCCGTCGGCGAGCTTGGCATTGGCCAGCGCGATCGCGTTCGTCTCCGCCGCGCGCTCCGACGCCGACAAACCGGCGAGCGCCGCTTCTTCCTTCGCCTTGGCGAGGAACGCATCGGCATTGGGCGAAGAGCCGCCGAAGCCGCTCGCGCCCGCGCCGCCCACCGTGCCGGACGATGCCGGCGAAAGCGACAGCGCATCGCTGCCGAGCGCGCCCAGATTGAGATCGGTGGTGACGCCTGTGGGTGTTTTGCCGTTGGCGGCCGTGCCCGGAATCTTCCAGTCGGCGGTCTTGCCTTTCGCGGCCTGCGCCGCCGCGATCACCGCGGAGGGGAACGAGGCGAGGCCCGCGACTTCCGAGATCAGCCCGGAGATCAGCCCCGTGATCGACACCACGATCGGCGTCAGCCCCACTTCGAGCTTCTGCCAGCTTTGCAGCATCTCGCGCTGCGCCTTGTCGGCGGCGGCGGTGAGATCGGTGCCCATCACCTGGCCGAGCTTCGTCTCGCGGTCGATCAGCTCCTGCGTCGGCGTCAGAAGATCGGTGAGCGCGGATTCCAGATCCTGCCCGGTCTTGCCGAACAGCGCCGCTTCCAGCGCGGCGCGCGTCGAGGCGTCCTTGATGCCGAGCAGCGCGGCGGCGACCTTGGGCAGCACGGCTTCCGTGCCGCCGGCCAGATCGTTGGCGGTGATGCCCAGCTGCACGAAGGCTTCGCGCTGCGCGCCGGTGCCGGCCTGCGCCACGCCGATGGTGCGGGTGAAATGCTGGATCAGGGAGTCGGTGGTGCCGACATCGATGCCGCTGTCGCGCAGCGCGGCGCGATAGGCCTGCAGCGCCAGTGTCGAGACGCCGATCTGCTTGGCCTGCGCATCGAGGCCCGCGGCGGCGTTGAAGATTTCGTTGCCGAACGACACCACCTGCTCGACGCCGAGCGCGATGCCGAACGCGCCGAGCGCGGTGCGTGCCGTGCCCAGCACCGCGCCGAAACCGGAAAGGCCGTTGCTGGCGCCCGCGAAACGCTGCTCAAGCGCGGCCATGGTCTGCGCCGCGTCGGTGTCGGACGCGATGCCGAGCTTCTGCGCGGCGGTGACGACACCGCGCGCATCGGCGAGGCGCTGCTGCGCGGCGATGTAGGGATTGATGGAGGATTGCAGCGACGCATATTGCGTGCGCGTCTCGTCGACGAGGCGCTGCTGCGCGCGGCTCGCGCGGGCCTGCGCCTGTTCGACGGCGTTGGCCATGCCGGGGGCGGCGGCGGCGATGCGCTGGAACGCCGCCTCGCCCTGCGGGCCAAGATCGTTCAGCTGCTTCTGGAGCTGCTCGACGCCTTCGGCGGTGAGGCGAAACGTATAAGTGCGGGGCATTACACGTCTCCCTGCGGCGTCGCGGCGTCGATGAGGTCTGGAATGCGGTCGGCCCACTTCGCCGCGGCGCTGGCGAAATCCAGCCGCCGCGGTTCGTGCGCGACCGGCACGAGGAAAAAGAAGATCAGCGTCTGCACGCTGCGGCCCTGCGCGCGGCGGCGTTTGGTCGGCGCGCGCTGCCCGTGGCCGGAGCGGGCGCCGATCGATTCACCGACGAGGGCCAGCTTGCCGCTGGGCAATTTCGCCACCTGCAGCTTGATGCCGGTGCGAAACTGGAATTCTTCCGGCGTCACCGCGCCGAAGCGGTTCGCGCGGCCCGCGTCCTTTGTCGGGATCGCCAGATAGCGGTGGCCCTGCGCGTGCACGGTCGCCGCTTCGTTGAACGACGTGAAGATGGACTCGGCGCGCTTGCCGCGCGGGAAAACATAGCCCGCCGCGTCGAGCGAGAACTTTCCGGCGCGCGGATAGACATTGCTGCCCAGGGCATTGCCGAGCCGCGTGCCCATTCCCGCCGAGGTGATCTGGTCGCGCAATTCGTTTTTCAGATTGTCGGCGGCGGCGGAAACGCCGGCGGTGACGGCGATCGCCGCGTCGCTCTTCACCGACGCCACCCAGTCCTTGAAGCCTTCGCCGCCCACCCATCCGGCCTTGAAGCGAATGCTCATGCGGGCACCTTCAACCCTGCGCGGGCGGCTTGATCTTGTCGGCCTGGGTTTCGAGAAAGGCGAAGGCGTCCATCAGCAACGCCGGCTGCTCCGCCGCGCCGCCGCCGAACGGCAACGGCCCGTTGCCGCCCCCAAATGGATTTTGGCCGCCGCGCCACAGCGACCACAGGTCGATCACGCACATCGTTTCCGCATCGACGAGATGCGAGGGATGCACGCGAATTTCCGGCCAGCCGATATCGGGCAGCGCGATGTAGTCGCGCGGCTCCGGATTGTCCGGCGTCGCGTCTTCTAGGTGCTGGAAGTCCCGCCAGCGGAGTCGCCAGGCGCAGGCGAGACTGAGGCTTTTTTTTGCGCTTTATCCAGCGCCATCATCGCTTCGGCCTTCGCGCCGATGGCGGGCAGATCGCTTTCCGGAATCCGAGCAAGGCTGTCTTCCGACAAAAGCGCGTCCGGCCCCTTGGAGCATTCGCCTTCGATTCCGCTCCACGACACCATGAAGAGCTGCGCCGCCACGATGCCGCGAATGAGCGGGAAGGCGTCCTCGTCGGCCACCATCGCGGCGAAACCCGGATCGGCGTCGATCAGGATGCGCTGCGTGTTGGCAAGGCCGTTCGCGCCTTCGACGATGGCGAGCTGGCGGGTGCGGAATTCCTCCAGCAGCGCCGGTTCGGCCGTGCCGGTTTCCAGCGCGTCGAACTTGCCGTTGCCCGCATCGGTCCAGAATTCGAGGATGCGCGTGCGCTGCGCATCGACGGCGGCGGTGAGGGCGTCTCTCGCCTCATTTTTTTGCGCTACCGCTTCGCTGCTTGAGCGCGAGGGCTCGCCACTCCCGAACACCTTCTCGATGCTGGCGCGCATCGCGCCCAGCATCGGGATGGTGCCGTAATGACGGCCGCCCGCTTCCGCGATCATGCGGCGGAAGCGGATGCGGCCGATGGTGGTGGGCGTGGCGAGCTTGTAGACGCGCGCGGACGCAAGGTTCTCGTCGAGCGCGAGCGTCTGCGGCTCGCCCGGCTTGCACAGCAGCGACATCAGAACACCGCGATGTAGATCGGGCCGACCACCTGGAAGGGCAGCTGCTCGGTTTCGCGGCCGTTCGTGTTGCCGGGCTGGTTGCCGGTGTAGAGCAGCGACGGGATGAAGATGCTCACCATCTTGCCCGACGCCGAACCCCAGCACAGCCACAGGGGCTTCGTCGTGCCCGCGATCCAGTCGGCGAAAGCGTTGCGCGTCGCCGCCAGCGTCAGCGGCGGGGTGATGGTGCCGGTGATGGTGCGCGTGGTGATCTCGGCGGGGCCGGTGCCGAACTGGGCGGCCGGATCGTCGAACATCTGGATGCCGTTGCCGGCGCGCAGCGTGAAGTTGTTGATCTTCACCGCGTCGCCGCCCAGCCAGGTCTGCGCGCCCATATAGGATTCGGGGTCCGCGCCGGTATAGGTGGCATCGCCCGGATCGGACACATCGTCCGGCACCGCGGGCAACAGGCCCTGGAAGGTGAAGGCGATCTCCACCGGCTGCTTGGGCGTGAGCGCGATGGAATAATCGCCCATGGAGTCGAACTGGCGGCGGCGCAGCGCGTTGCCCGCGGTCTCCGCATTGCGCAGATACTGCACCAGCGTGAGGTTCTTCTGGCCCTGCGTGATCGGCGCGTAGCGCGCATTCGCGGCGATGGTGTAGGTCGAGGTGGAATCCGGCGCGGTGTCCCAATCGGGATAAACGCTCGCCACCTTGCTGGTGCCGACATAGCCGGAGATCACGCGCGTCTGCCCGTCGCCGGTGCCGCCGTCGATCGTGATCGGCATGCCGATGTAAGCGTCGTCGGTGGACGAGGAGCCAGACGATGCCAGCGTGATCGTGCCCGTGTCGCCGTCCTGCGCCGTGCCGGTGACGGCGGAGGCGGTGAGAACGGCCTGCATCGCGCAGCCGAGCAAATGCTTGCCCCAGTCGGGCGCGGTGCCCGCGGTGCCTGCGCCGGTCATCCAGCATTTCAGCGGCAGCGACATGGAGCCGCCATTGCTGATCGGCTCGGAGGCGTCGATCTCGCCCTTCAGATAGCCCGACTGCGAGCTCTGCATGTTGGCCTGCGGCGTGGCCTCGTCGCGCACGCGCACGGCATCGGAGCCGACGGTGGGCGTTTCCTCGGTGCCCTGCGCGGCCTGCGCCTTCGCGAGCACGATGACGTTGCGGGTGTAAAAGCGTTCGGTCATGGCGGTTTTCCTTGTTTGTGTGCGCTATCGGCTATCGCCTGCTGGGGCGCGAGGTTTTCGGTTTGCGCTATCGCCTATCGGCTGCTTGAGCGCGATTACTTGCCGTCGGCGGGTTTCAGGGTGGGCTTGGAAATGTCTTCCGCCGAAAGGCCGACGCCCGGCGCTTTCGCGTCGGCGAGGATCTTCGGCTGCGTTTTCGCGGCGGCGGCGCGGCGGCTGGCGACTTCCGCTTCCATCTGTTCGAAGGTGAATTCGCCGCCCATGCGGTGATGGGAGATTTTCTTGGGTGCAGGCATGACACGTCCTTTCTTGTGTGTGCGCCAGTCAGTTCGCGAAGGTGTAGGGATCGCCTTCCTTCGTGGCGTAGGTGACGGTGAAGGCGAGCATGAAGCCCTCGATCTCCGATGAATCGATGCCGATGCCGATCCAGTCGTCGGCATCGCCGGGCTGCACGTCGGAGGCGAGGCCGTTCAGCGTGCGATCCGCGAACATGGCCGCGGCGATCTTCGCGCGCAGATCGTTGGCGGCGGCTTCGGCGCTTTCGCCCGAGCCTTTCACGGCCGCCTGGATGAGCAGCGTCAGCTGGTAGCCGTCCTGACCGGTGAAATCGTTCGTCTCGGCTTGCGGGCCCTTGAACAGCAGCAGCAGCGCGTTCGTCGCCACGTCGTCATCGGTGACGGGCGTGCGCCGGTTGCGCTGCACCGTCACGCCGTCGATGGCCGACAGCGTCGTCTTGGCGCGCGCGAGAATCTGTTCGAGGCAGGCGATGGTCATGGCAAGGCCTTTCTCAGGCCGTCTTCTTCAGCGTCAGCGTCACGCTGGCATCGGATTCATCGGGCCGCGGCGTCTCGACGGTGTAGACATCGCTGCCGTCGGTGAGCGTGTCGCCGCGCGCTGCACGCGGCACGTCGGATTTCAGCGCCATCGCGGTGTAGTCGCGCGTCATCGCGCCGGTGTCGCCGAAGCCGCGCACCTGCCCGGCTTGCGAGAGCACCACGCGGATGGTTGTGCCCGCGCCTGTGCCGCCCGGCGTGTAGAGAACCGGGCGGGACAGGTTCGGATCGTTGACGAGCGCGGATGCGCCGTCGTCGAAGGCCGTCACTTAGGAGTCGGCCGCGATCGCCGCGGCGAGCGCCGCATCGGCGAGGCCCGGCATCAGGTGCACATTGCCGACGGCGTCGGCGGACTGCGCGGCGGCGGCGGCCTTACCGGCCAGCGTGTTGCTGGTGGCGGTTTTCGTCCAATACTTGTTGGAATTGTCCCAGTAGAGGACGTCGCCCTGCGACCAGCTTTCGCCGGTGTGCTTGACGAGCGAATAGACGCCTTCGAGCTGGCCTTCCAGATCGGTGTCGCCGCTGGTGGCATCGCTGGACGCGACGCCGACATAGGCGCCGACCTTGAAGGTATCGCCTGCCGAAAGGTCGTAAGGCGCGGTGAACGTCAGCCCCTTGCCGGGCTGGACAAAGTTTTTCATGGGAGTCTCCGTGAGCCGGGGTTCCGGCATTGGCTTGAGGGGGAAAGCAAACAGGCGCCGGACTTCTCCGGCGCCTGCTGTCATGGAAAGCGCGGGTTACGCGCCGGCGTTGCGATAGCCGCCGCGATAGTCGATCGCCGCGGCGTAGAAGTCCTCCGTCAGACGGAACGACGTGCCGTCGACGTTGAACTGCTCCTGCACCATCAGGCGCGGCCCCGGCGAGGAGGCGAGATAGCCGAACGACCACACCGGCAGCACGGCCGGATCGGCATAGAGTTCCCACGCATTGCCGCTCAGCGCCGCGTCGGCGACGACTTCGAGCTGGCCCGAGAACGGGTTCACCGCCGAATTGATCACCGGCTGCACCGTGGCGACATATTGCTGGGCGATGGTTTCCTTGTCCGGCGAGACGAGCAGCGTTTTCGCGGCGGCGTTGATCGGGTTGCCGTCGAGATTGGTCTGCTTGCGGATCGCCGCGCGGCCCACGCCCAGGCTGTCGACGCTGATCGCCGCGCCCGAAGAGGTGTAGTTCTTGTGGTTCGCCGCCTGGAAGACGGTGTAAGTGTCCTTCAGCGTCGGTCCGAGGCCACTGTTGGAGTTCTTCACCGAGTAGAACAGCGCGTTCTCGAACGCCGAGACCGTGTAGCCGATGCCGCCGAACACGTCGTCGAAGGCGCCGAGATCGTCGTTGATAATGGCCTGGCGGCTCAGCGACACGATGCGGCCGTAAGAGCCGAGCGTGACCTGTTCCTTGCCTTCGTTGATCGTGCCCGACTTGATCTCGCCGTTCTCGCCATAGGGCAGCAAGGTCGGAAAATCGCCGATGCGCAGCAAGTTCGTGGCCTTGAAGTCGTTGAGGTCACGCTGACGCGCGATCTTGCGGAAGGTCGGGGTTGCCGCGGCGTAGCGCGCGAGCATGATCTTGTTCGACGCCGCTTCCAGAATGTACGGGAAGTCCGACGACGTGTGCGCGGCGCGCAGGATCATGGTCGGATCACGTTCCGAACGGCTGAGACGGTCGCCAAGGCGGGCCACCGCGATGTCGAGCAGGCGCATGCCCATGAATTCGCGGGCCGCATCGGACGGCGTGGTGCGCAGGGACCGCGCGGACAGCGCCTCGACGATGGCGTCGCGGCTCTTCTCATGCGCTTCGGTGCCGACGCGCGCGGCGCTGTGCGCGGCGAGCGCGGGCTTGGAGCCGCGCTTGGACATCTCTTCGAGGATGTGGTTGCCGGCATGTTCGGCGGCAACGCCACGCTCGATCAGGTCGTTGGCGATGGTCTCCGCATCGGCGGCGTCGAAACCGGCGAGCGCGACGCGCTTGCGGATGTCGGCGCAGCGGGCGCGTTCGGCGACGATGGCGTCGTTCACCAGCTTGCCGGTGTCCGGCTGGGCGACAGGCTGTGCGGGAGCGGCGCGCGTCTCTTCGACGTGTTCCGCGCCTTCCTTCTTCTTCGGATCCATTTCATTCTCCTTCAGGGTTGAAGCGGGCGCGTCCCGCTGGACGAATTCGCAGGCGAATTTCTGTTGCTGATCGGCGGCACGGACGCCTGCGCCCGCGTCGGCCGGAACGGTGACGAGCGAAACTTCCATCGGCTGCCAGTCGACGGCGCGATAGACATCCAGGCCGTCGCCCTGGTTGTCGGTGATCTCGTATTTGCGGACCATGTAGCCCACCGAGACGTTGCGGATGATGCCGTCGGCGACCTTCTGGAAGATCGTGTCGGCCTCGGCGTCGACGCCGGCTTTCGGGAAGCGCACTTCGGTGTAGCCGTTGCCCTTGTCGATCCATGCGCGTTCCACCACGCCGATCTGGCTGGAAAGATCGTACATGTTGTGGCTGTTGAGCAGCGGCGCGCCGCCGTTAAGGCGCGACAGGTCGCAGGCCTTGTCGCTGACATCGAGATTCTCGATGTAGCGCGTGCCCTTCCACCAATCGTAGCGCGTCACGTCCGCGCCGGTGGTGAAGCACAGCACGGCGGTGCGCTTCTCCGCGTCCACCGAGGTGACGGGCGCGGTGCGCGTCTGCATGGGAAGTTCGGCGCGGCGGATTTGCTCCGCCGCGTTTGCGGGTTTCTTCATCGTGGATTCTCCTAGTTGGCCGGCTTGGCCGCCGCTTGCGGGCTGGGCGTGGACGTGCGGCCCACCTTGCGCGGATCGATGTCGCTGGTGAGGTCGTTGTCGTCGAGCAGCTTGTTGAGCTGGGCCGCGCCGTCGATGATGTCGAGCGGGTCTTCGCCGCTGAACTCGGCGATCACGTCCAGCGGATCGCGCAGCAGCGCGCGGGCGGCATCCTTTGCCGCTTCCACGTCGTCGATCGGCGACAGCATGCGGTCGCGCGGATAGATCCAGCGGTCGGCCCAGGGATCGCCGAACTTGCGATAGCCCGCGATGGCGGCGATGCGCCCGACGCGGCGCCACGATTTGCGCAGCATCATCGGCAGGAACACATGCTCGCGCCAGTGATCGCGCACGTCGAGGAAATCGTTCACGCCGATGCGGATCGACGAGAAGTTCACGCCGGTGAGATCGCCGGTCATCTGCTCATAGGTCATGCCGATGCCGGCGGCGACGGCGCGCAATTCGAAGCGCAACGTGTCGGCGAGGCTTTCGACCCGTGGCGGCGTCGAGAAGCTGACGTCTTCGCCCGCCTTCATGTCGTAGATCGCGCCGGGGCTGACGTTCTGGATCGTGTTGCCCTTGGCATCGGTGCTGGTGTCGCGCGTCATCGGCGAGGCGGCATTGCCTTGCGGCGGGCGGCGGAAGACGGCGAAACAGGCCGCGATCTTGCGGCGCATCATCTCGGCGTCCTTGTAATCCTCGATGTCGCGCAGCGAGAGCGCGGAGGCCGCGAACATCGACACGCCGCGCGCCTGCCCGGGGCGCAGCTGGTCGAGCACATGATCGCATTCGCTGGCGGGCACGAAGCTGGAGGCGGCGACGCGGCGCGTGAACGCCGCAAGGGACTCGCCGGGATGCTCCGGATAAAGCCAGTAGCCCACGCGGCGGCCGAAGGCGTCGTATTGCACGCCCTGGATGATGGCGCCGCCATCGGCGATGGTTTCGTTCTTGTCGTTGTCGAGGAAGTCCGGCTCCAGGATGGAGCATTGCAGCGGGAACACGCTGCCCGCCGCTTTCGGCGGCACCGTCCAGCGCACCAGGAATTCGCCGCATTCGATGAAACAGCGCGCGGCGACATGCTGCTGCGCGTAGAAATCGGTGAGGCCTTCGACGTCGGAATGATCGGCGAAGCGGTCCCAGATGTCTTTCGCCGCGGCGCGCTGCTTTGCGTCTTCCACCGCAAGGCGCGGGAAGATGCCCTTGCCCACGATCTTGGCGGCCAGCTTGCGCGGCGCCGTGGCGGCGTGCGGGTTGTTGCGCACAAGATCGCGCCCGCGGTCGCGGATGCGCGCCACGGCGCCCGCGATTTCCGCGTTCGGCCCGGTGGACGGCGCGTTCCATTTGCCGGTGCGCCGGTCGCGCGACGCCGCGTCGTATTTGCGGCTCTGCATCGCTTCGTTGGCCGCGAGCACCGCCCGGAAATAGGCGCGCTTTGCGGCCCATTCCGGCGAGATCGCGGCGATGCTGTGTTCGAAGAGGTTCATGCGCAATCGCCCCGATCGAAGCTGGCGTAAGAGATCGACGGCGTGGAAGCCGCCTGGTCGACGTCGTTCTGCATGAGCGCCAGCACGCTCTGCATCTCGCCGATGTCGCGATAGGTCACGCCGCGCCCGTCGGCATAGGTGACGGACTTCACGCCCGACTTCATCGCGGCTTTCAGCGTGTCGATGTCGGATTGCGTGAAGGCCATCTTCATCCTCAAGCCAAAAAAATCCCGGCGGTGTTCGCCGCCGGGAAGTTGGGAGCACATTCACACATCAGGCACGGCGATGTTCGCAGCGTCGCCGTCACGCCGGGTCACGCGATGCGACCGAACCAAGGGAGGAACGGAACATCGCGGGCGAAGCGGAAAATCTGTTAGGCTGCCGGGCCGATGACGGCGAGAGACAGCATGGTCAAGAAAAACGAAACGCGCGGCAGGCGGACACCGCCGCCGGTCAAGCCCCGGCGGCTTTCGCCAGCCGAGCTTCGCGATCTGCGTGCCGACAAGCAGCGCGTGTCGGACATCGTTCGGGCGCGCCTTGCCGCGCGCCAGAAAGAGAAATGAGCGCTCTACTTCTTGTCTGTCCTCGAATGTTCGCTACGCGAGTTTAACCTCGCGGCCATTCTTGGCGCCGCAGCGGTGAACCTTCCTGCGAATTTGCCCTGCCAGAGGGGAAGCGTCGTCGCCACGAACGCACATCGGAAGGTTCGCCGCTACGGCGCGATCAAAGTATTCGACATGATGCTGGTCTCACTTCTGCTGTGCTAGCGCGACAAACTCGAAGACGCCTGAAGCGAACAGATAGAATGCGGCTATACCGATCACCAGCGCAGCCCACGCTGTAACTGTTGTGGCCCAGCTGAGACGCCGCCATCGACTTTTTGCACGAATGTGCGCGGGATCTTTGTCATATTCCTTGCCGGCATACAGGGCGCTTAACTCGATTCCTCTTTGACGCGAATAGCTTCGACGCGCTTCGCCAAGCAGCGAATAATTGAAGTATGCCATGACGACAGCAGCGCAGGCTAAAACCAATCCCCAAACGAAGGGTACCGAATGTAGCGGTATCTGAGAGCGCGCATTCTTGCTGAGCCATTGCATAAGGGGCGGAATCGCAAGCAAAGCACCGCCGTTGAGCAGGATCGCAGATTGCAGCGCGAGCTTTCCAAAGTCCGCCGCTATCTTCTCTGCGTCCCAAGCCAACTGATCTTGAACTACGATTTCCGCGTTCCATTGCTGCATGTGGGCGTTCCAACGCGACATCGTGATATCATGTGCGTCTTTCGCGCCAATTTCGTCAGCCATGGCGTGCGCCCTCAAGTCCCTCCAAAAGAATAACCGTCGGCGCTTTCCGAATCTACCCAAAGATCAGCCAGAACACGGCCGCCATGAAGAGCGCGAAGCCCAGGATGACGCAGGCGCAACCGGCCACGACGATGCCGACGCCGCCGTCACCGGAATTGTTGCCGATCAAGAGCGCGCGGACACCGAAACCCAACAGCGCCAATGCGATCAGCGCAATGAAAACGATCAGCGCGAGCGAGAACATCAGCGTGTGATGTGCTTCACCGCCCACATGACGGCTTCTTCGATCTTCGTTTTTGCTATCGACAATTCGCGGCTTTCGCCAACGCTTGCGACAAGTTCGTGCAGCGCAAGGCCCATGTCCTTGATCTTCTGCATCGCTTCCTTCTCGCCATCGCTCAGAACGCGATATTGATGGCGCATCGTGTTGTTTACGGTGCGCTCGTCGGATTTGCTGTCTACGTTTTCCATGTCTCTCACTTCCACAAATCGCGGGCGCCGCCGTTCCAGTAATCGGCGGCAGCGTCGTCTTGCGCCGCTTGTTGCGGCGCGGGTTTCGGTAGCGCGGGCGTTTCTTCCACCGCCGGCGGGGTCCACAGCGCGGCGAGGTCGCGCTGCACGTCTTCGGGCCTGGCGCCGCGTTCGGCGGCGAGGCGGGCCCATTGCTCCGGCGTCATGCCGTCGCTCAAATGATGCGCGAGCGCGCGGTTGTAGACCGCGATGTCGTGCGCTTCGTTGCGCGCCTGCGTTTTCACCCACACCAGCTCGATCGCGCCGGAGCGCGTCTTGCGTTCGATCACCTGCTCGGCGGTGAGCTGCTGCAAATAGGGCTGATCGCAGGCATCGCCGTAAAACGCGGTGCCCGGCGGCCATGCGCCGGTTTCCTTGTCGGGCCCGCGGATCAGCTTGCCGATCGACGAATAGAGTTCGGACTTGAGGCCGAAGGTGCCGACCGGCCACAACAGCACGGTGCCGAGCTTGCGGCCTTCATAGTCCACGTCCTTCTTGGCGGGCGTGCCGAGCGCGGGCAGTTTCCAGCCGTCGCGACCGTCCAGCGCGAAGACGCGGCCCGAGGCCGCATGCATGCGCACCCAGGCATAGACGCGCTGGCTGAGATAGCCCGAATCCACGCCGAAGGCTTCGAGCTTCCACGGCTTGCCGTAAACGTCCGTATACGCCTTATCGAGGACGGCGTTCAGTTCGCGCCACGTCTCCAGGCTGTTGGGATCGCCCTCGACGATGCCCTTGTCGATCAGCCAGCTGGTGAGGCCGATGCCCCACGCATAGACCGCCCATTCGATGCGGTCGCCCTGCACGTCGGCCGCGCCGGTGAGGAAGAGCGCGCCGCGCGGAATGCGGCGCCATTCGTATTTCGCGCGCCGTTCGAACAATCGCTCGTGATCGGGCGCTTCGCCCTGCGCTTCCCACGCATCGCCCAGCACCTGCTGGGTGAACACCTTCAGCTTCTCGTCGTTGTCCTGCGCCTCGCGCCATTGCTTGACGATGCGGCTCCACGACTTGGTGGAGGAGTAGAGGCCATTGATCTCGAAACCGGGCTGGCGGCCGTCGATCAGCACATCCGGCTTTATGCGGTCGCCGAGCCTTTCCAGATCCTCGGGCGCGACGAACTTGCCGGGCACGTTGTCGCCCGGGCATGTCTTGATCCAGATGCCGCGCGCGCGCATCGCGGGCTTGGAGGTCTCCTCGATGACGCAACCGTTCGGGTTGCAGATGTAAACCGGCGTGAGCGCGTCCTTGTCGAGGCGCTCCCACGCGAAAGGCTGGTACGATCCGCAATGCGGGCATGGCATGTAGCGCACGCGCATGTCGGAGACGTCGTATTTCGCGGTGACGCGGCACTGGCCCTTGATGCCGGGCGTGGAGATGTAGGCGATCTTCTCGCGCCCTTCCCAGCCTTGCGTGCGCTCGATGGCGAGATCCACCGGATCGCCGCGGCCGTCCACATCGGCGGGATATTCGCTCACTTCCTCCAGCACCAGGCGGCGCGCGGTGATCATCTGTAACCCGCTCGACGCATTGGCGCCCGCCAGCTGCAGGAAGCCACCGGCGAAGCGCTTGAACGTGGTGGTCGATGCGTCCTCGTCGCGCGACTTGACCGTCTTGACCGCCCTTTTCAGCGCGGGTGTGACGTCGATCGCCGGCTGCAGCTTGAGCCGGACGTATTTTTTCATTTCCTCCGTGGTCGGCAGCACCACCAGGATGGGCGACGGATCGTCGGTGATCGCGTAGCCGAGCATGTTCAGCCCGGCTTCGGACGCGCCGACCTGTGCGGATTTCTTCAGCACCACCTCGCGCGCCGGATGATGCGGCCCGAGGCAGTCCATCACCTCGACCATTTCGGGCACGTATTCGTTCGACCACTTGCCCGGCAGCGGCGAGCCGGACTCGCGCGCGACGTAACGCTCCTCGTCGGCCCATTGCGACACGCTGCGGCGGCGCTTGGGCTTCAGCGCGCGGGCGAGGGCTGCGGCCAGAACCGGGCGCGCGGGCGCCAGGCCCTCAATCGCCGGCGGCATCGCCGATTTCCTTCGCGAGCTCCTCGCTGAGCTTGGCGAGGAGGTCTTCGTCGGCCTGCGTGCCGATCTGTTCGATCTGCGCGGGCGCAAGGCCAATGAACTTCGGCGCCAGAAGGCGCCAGCGTTCGATCATCGCGTCGCGCAGCTTGCGACCGAAGGCTTCGAGCGAGGCCTCGACGTCGTTGCGGGCGAGAATGTTGCCGAGCTTCTCCTCGAGCTCGATCTGCGCCATGCGCGCCTTGGCCGCTTCGTGCGTGGAGCGGTGCGCCTGGTAGCCGGTGGCGGCGGGCGATGTGTCGCTCGCTTGCGCCGGCGCGGTGCTGCGCTGCTGCGCGGGATCGAGATTGCCTGCGCGCGCGGCGCGGGCCTCTTTCAGCGACACCATCGGGCGCTTGTCGGTGCCACGGTTCGGAATCGTGCCGTTCTTCACCTGACGGCTGACCGTGCTCTTGTTCACGCCGAGCGCCGAAGCCGCGGCGCTGATCGTAACGACGTCGCGCAACGCAGGTTTTTCCAGCGCGAGCGCGCCGTTTTCCTCCATCTGTTGCATCGTTGCGTTGCGTCCGTTGCGGCGTTGCACCGCTTCGCAACATCGCCACTAGCGAAGTCCCGCGCGCTGGACGCCCGTATTGGTTCAACTCCAGGAAGGACCCGCGAGGGGGTAGCGGATCGCATCAACCGGCAAATTTGCCGGATGCTTCCCCGCACCACCGCGATCCTTGCTATGGAAACCGGCGCGCTCAGCGCAGCCGTGAAAAGCAAAGCGCCCGACGATCTTTCGACCGCCGGGCGCATTACACCATCCGCAACTAAGTCAACGATTCGGGCCGTTCAGTCAACCGCCCATGGACACTCCGCGGGCAATTCCGCCGACAATTCGTGCGCCACCAACGCCCCGCCCACAGACAGCGCGCGATGCACATTGCGCAGCGCCGCCCGCCACCGCCCATACACGCGACGCCGCTCCGCCACGATCTCCGGCAGATCGCCGCGAAACGCGAACATCTGAAACTCCGAGATGTATCGCCGCCCGCGCCGCGTCAGCACCGGCTTGCCGTCCGCGTCATACACCGCCGTTCCCACGACATCGCCCGGCTCCACCCACACCTGCGGCGACGGCGTCCAGTCCGGACATCCGTTCGACAGCGCATGCACGCGCACCAGCCGCGCGATCGCACCCTGCGCATCCACCGCATCCATCACCGCATAGGCATCGCGCGGCGCTTCGAAGCCGAGATTGACGCCGCCGCCCGATCCGCCGCCCAGCGCCAAGGTCGAGTCGCGCCCGCTTGTTCGCAGGTTCACGCGCATCACCGTGCCGAACCCATACGGCCGCGCCAGATGCACGCGCTCGCGCCCATACGCCCAATGCAGCAGCCACTGCACACTGACAACCTTCCGGTTCTTTCCTTCCAAGGGACAAAGGGATGATACAGACCCCTTCGCGCCCGCGCGCCCCCGCACATGCAAGGATACAGGATCGGCACTGTCCCTCCCTGAAACGCTACCCTCTTTCACCGCCGCCATTTTCACCTCCGAAACCGGCAGGGACGATCAGGGACGAAGGGACGATGACAGCCGCCGCCTTGTATGAGTCGCGCGCGCACACACAAGAAACGACTCGCGAACGCCCGCGCCATCAAGGCCCGGATCGTCCCTTCGTCCCTGACCCTCCCTGACTTCATCCCTGCCCCAAATCCACCGGGTCCGCATTGATGTGCAGCCCGATATAGATCTTGTTGCCGTTGCTCTTGCGCCGCTGGATGCCCATGCCGGTGAGCTTGGAGCCGAAGGCCTTGCCGCCCATCGGGTCGAGGCCTTCCTCCTTGCACCATTCCACATAGGCTTCGCGCAGCCGCTTCGCCGTCACTTCGAACGGCTTGTCCGTCGCCGGATTGATCGACTCCGGGCACACCTCGCAGCGCGCTTTCAGGAACTCGCCCACCGGGTCCTGGTCGGCGCGATAATCCTCCACCGCGTCCTTGATCTTCTGCGGCAGCGCCAGCCCGCGCACGCGCCACTCCTCGGCGCCGGTGAGCAGCCATTGCAGAATGCCGTCGCGCTCGGCCCACAGCTTTTCTTCGAGGCCCGGATCGATCTCGCTTTCGGGGATCTGCGCGGTGAAGGGAATGAGCGCGATGCGCGACCAGATGCCCTTGTCGGTGCCGCGAATGGTGGGCCGATGGTTCGTCGCGATCATCATCTTGAACTGCGGCCGGAATTCGAAGAAGCCCTTGTTCAGATGGCGCACCTTCATCGCGAATTCGCCGCCGGTGATTTCCTTGATGCGAGATTCATCCAGCCTTCCGCCCTCCGGCGGCTCCGACACGGTGACAAGCCGCACGCCGGGCAGATCGGCCAGATCGGGCGAGGCTTCGCTGCCGCTCGCCCCTTCACGCTTGGCAAGGATCGATGCCGCCGGTAGCGATGTCGCGTAATCGGCCAGGATGCGGCGCATGATGTTCATGAACACGGTTTTGCCGTTGCGCCCAAGGCCATAAAGGATCAGCAGCAGATGCGCGTTGGTCTCGCCGGTCAGGCAATAGCCCATGAAGCGCTGCACGAAATCGCGGATCTCCGCATCGGGCAGGACGCGCGCGATGAAACCATCCCAGCGGTCGCGCCGCGCGCGCGTGTCGAAGCCCGCGCCCAGAATGCGCGTGATGCGATCCTCGCGCCGGCTCTTTCGCAATTCCGCATGCTGGCCCAGCTCGATGGTGCCGTTCTGCGCCACGACCAGAAACGGTTCGGCGTCGAGGCTGTCGATCGGCTGCGAAAGATAAGGCTCCGCCGCCGCCATCATGCCGTTGATGCGCGCGGTGTTTCCGCTCTGCACGCCCCACGCCCACAGCTTGCCCGCCACTTCGGCATATTCCGGTTTCTTTTCTTTCAGCGCCCGGAACTCGCCGCGGATCGCCTTGCTCAGCAAATGCCCGCGCTTGGTGAATTCGCCATCGCCGCGCTCGCGGTCCCAGCGCGCGCCGTCCCACGCGAACCATCCGACATTCTTCACGAACATCAGGTCTTCGCCGTAGCGGCGGATCAGCCGGTTCGCATTGCCGAAATCGTTCATCGGCTGGAAGGCGAGCGCCAGGTCGAGATCGACATCGCCCTCGCCCGCATCCTCGGGCGCGATCAGCGGCTCGGCGGCCTTGCGCTTCCTGCGCCCGCCACCGTCCTGCTCCAGCTCACCCGCAAACGGATCGTCTATCTCTTCCGACATAAAATCTCAGAGTGGCCAAACAATTTTGTCGTCCGGCTTTCCGCCGGCGGCGATGTGGGCTTCGAAGCGCTGCACGAAATCGCGATAAGCGTCCGGATCGTCGTCGCGAACGCCGTCTTCAACTTCGTAGCTCTCTTTCACGTCCGACCATGTGTAGGCATGTTCGGCGCAGAACAGCGGCTCGCCGTCGACGCAGCGGTGCCCCATGTCGCCCTCAAGCAAGATGGCGTCGCACTCTTCGCACTTGCCGACATAGTCGCTGAAATTGTCCTTGAGCGACTCCATCGCGCTTTCGACGGCCATGCTCTGATCAAGCATTGTGTCGGCAGGAACGCATTTATCCAGTTCGGCAAGGGCCATGAGCGCGCTTCGCAATCTCTCGCGGCGCATCGCATTTCTTTTTTTCTCTTTGATCGTCATCCCAGCCTCCCAAAAATCATTCCAGCACCGCTCTCAGTCCGGGCTCGAGATCGACGGCGCGTTGCCACGCGGCATCGGCGAGGCGCTTCACATCGGCGCGCGCCATCCCGAGGCGAGTGCCGTCATCGGCGCACCAGCAGCCTTCGGCGCGCATGCCGCGCAGGATGTCGTTCGCGAGCAGTTCGATCTTGTCCGCATCCGAAAGCCGCGCGACGCGTACCCGATGCGCAACGGACGCAAGCTCGCGCGCATCGCGCCACGCCCGCGGCCCCTCTGCCACATCGTGCCCCGCGTAACTCATCCGCCGCGCTCCTGCAGAAGGATGCGCGCATACAGCGCCTCGAAGCCGGGAATGAGAATGTGATCCGGCGCGTCCACGTGATTGATCGGAAACCCCGCGGCGATTTCGTGCAGCACGTCGCAGGGCAGCTTCGACATCGGCATGTAGTCCGACACCTCGCCATTGTCCCGATAGGTCCTGATGCGCGGCTCCTTCATGCCGCCCTCCGCAATGCGCCCGCGAGCGGTATGCCCAGTTCTTTCGCCAGCCGCCGCTGCAGCAATTCCATCCCCGCCCGGACCATGCGCACGTCGTCGTCGAGGGTCCGGTTCTTTACCTTCTCCTTCGCGCGCCAGAAGCGCATCTCGATGGCGTGACAAACCTTCCCCTGCCGCTGCCCTTTCAGCCGCGCCTCCGCCTGGCAGATGCAGCACAGCGCATTGGGCTTGCGCCGCACGCGCGCGCGGCGTGAAACATCAGGTTTCACGGGAAACGCTTTGCTCATTCTGGTATCGCCCATGCCAGTGCGAGGAGAGCGAGCGACACCATGTCGGCGACGACTTCCGCATCGCTCTGCGGAATCCAGTTCCAACCGAAATAGGCTGTCTCGATGGTCCCGAAGAGAACCGCGATAATCCAGATCCTGGTGTTCATCCGTCGCCCTCCACTTCATTCCCCCAACTGTCCCAGCCCTTGCGCGCCGCGCGCGCGTTAAGCTCGATCTTCGGAAGGTTCGGGTAGTGCCGCTCGATCCACTCGTGGATGTCGGCGGGCTTTGCCGAATGCCTGCCGCGCGCAGATTTGGCGACCTTCGGCCGCGCGGCGAAGAACACGCTCTCGCCCTGCGTCCCCGGCGCGGGGCACGGCACGTTTCCGCGCGTGCCGATCAGCACCAGCTCGTCGCGATCCAGATTCCAGTAGCCGGTGCCCGCAGACCCGACCTGTTCGAAGGTACGCGGCCCGGTGGGCTTGCCGTGCACAAGGATGGACGTGCCTTTCTTCGGCACCAGTTCCCGCCGCGTGGTTTCGACGATGTCCTTCACCCACACGAAGTAGGACTTGTATTCGAAGCCCCACGCTTCCAGCACGCGCAGCCCGCGCGCCAAATCGGTGGTCCACAGAATCAACAGGCAATCGTCGGCGGCGATGCTGGCCAAATCGCGCGCGGCGATCTCCGCCTCGCTGCTCGTCGGGTAATGGTTCGAAGCCGCGCGATCCGAGCCGGTGTCCGCGCTGTAGGCTTCGAATTCCCACTCCGGATCGGCGAGTATCACGCCGTATTTCTTCTTCGGCAGCGCGCGTTGCTTTTGCGCCAGCGCCTTTTCCTTTTCCGCCCGCGCCTCGCGCTTGACGACATTGCGCACCACGTTGGCGTGGCCCGCCGCCGCTTCCTGCGCGATCTTCTTCTGCAGCGCGGGCGCGAGCTGCGCGGCCTTCGCCGCCAACGACACCGCCATCGTCCCGCCCGTCACCGCCGCGATCAGCGCCGCATCGCCTTTTTCGCGCACCACCCTGGCATCGCGCAGCGAACGCTCCGACACCGCCAGCATCCCGGCCGCCTTCGCCTGCGTGACGCCCTTTTTGTCTTCGATGACATCCGCCGCTTTCTTCCGCGCCCCGCCATGCGGCAGGTTCGCGATCTCCGCCGCCACCATGGCGCGCTGGCTTTCGTCCAGGTGCCGGCGATGCACGTTGAGCGACACCACCCAGTCCAGCGGATCGCCCTCGGTCTTGGGATCGAACTTGCGAAAATGCGGCGAGCGCGTCTGCTCGGGCCGGATCAGCCCGGCAAGGATCGCCGCGCGATAGCGGTTGCGCCCGTCGAGGATCGCGCCCTCATGCAGCACGATCTTCTCGCGCAACCCATTGGCCGCCACGTCGGCGCAGAACGAAGCAAAGGCCGCGCTCTCCATCATCGGAAACAAATTCGCAAAGCGATGGAAGGGAAGAGTCATGCCGCCGCCTCGAACAGCGGGCCGTGCGAGCGCAGGCGCTCGGCGCAGGCCGGATTGATCCAGAGAACTTCGGTGCGTGGCCGCGCGCCGTCGGCGTGCGCGACGGTCTCCACGCGCGTCCAATCGCGCAGCGCTTCGTCATAGAGCGGCCACGGATAACCGGAGAGAACGACGAAGCCTTCCAGCGTGCGCAGATCCGCGAGCAGCTTTTCATGCTGCGCGTCTGACATCTCGTGGCGGTACGCCGCGACCTCTCCGCCACCGCGCCGTCGCGACTTGCGCGAGCGCGTGTCGTGGCCGTATGGCGGATCGTAGTAGTGCAGCGTTTCCGGCCCGTCATGCTGCCGCGAAACCGCTACCGCATCCTTGTTCTCCACCACCAGCCATTTCAGTCGCCGCGCGATCACTTCCAGGGCGCGCGGATAATTTGCCCAGTCATGCGCCGGCGTCGTTCCGCTGCGGCTGCTGTTGGCGCGGAAGCCGGTGCGCCAGTCGCCCGTGGCGCCATCGCTGCCGAAGCCCATGAAGCTGCGGATCAGAAGTCGCCGCGCACGCTCCACCGGATCGTCGCTTCGCTGATAGGCATCCTTGAACTCGTCGCGCGAGAACGGCGTCAGCGCCACTTGGGCGATAAGGTGCTGCGATTGCTCCGCATCGCGCAGCACGCGGAACAGGTTCACCACTTCACCGTCGAGATCGTTATAGACCTCGGCATAGGCGCGCGGCTTGCGCAGCAGCACCGACGCGCCGCCGCCGAACGGCTCGACGTAAACCCGGTGCGCCGGGAAATGCGAAATGATCCACGGGGCGAGCTTCCACTTGCCGCCATGCCACCGAACCGCAGGCCGCGAAGGTGCGCTCATGCCAGCACCTCCGGATTGTGCACCTTGATCGACACGCCGCGTTCCAGCGCCTGCTTGCGCGCGAGCGCATCGTCCATGCGCTCTTGGTCGCCGCGCGCCGCAGCGCGCTCATAGTCCCGCTCCGCGTCGCGATACTTCCGCGCAAACTCCCGATGCAGATTCCGCTCGCCGCTCATCGCCCCGCCATCGCCGCTTTTGGGATGTTCGCCGTGCGCTGCCCGGATGCGACCGCCGCTTCCACGATCTCGGCGAAGTTCTTCCACTCCGCGCCGCCGCGCAGGTGCTTGCGCTCGGCGGTCTTCATCAGCAGCGCGGCCATGTTGCCCGCCCGCGCCAGGTAGCCGCCGATCTTCGCCGCATCCCTGTTCCACTCCGGATGCTTCGGCGCGATCTCGCACAAGGCTTTCACGGCAACGCCCGGCAGCGATGCTTCGGCATCCGCGGCGCGCAGCACCATCAGCGCCGTCACCGTCGCCGCATGGCCGTGCCGCGTCAGGCATTGCCGGATCGCGAGCAGCGCCTGCGTCTCGCCCGGCTTCAGCTCGGGCTTGGGATAGGGCGCGATGCTGACGCCCGCTTCCGCGCAGGCGCGATATACGGCGAGCGCATCCTTGTCGCCGCCGGCGACAGCCGCGCGGAAGCTCTGCAGCGCGTGAATGCGGGTAACGTTGGCGTTGATGGCGTTGAATGCCCGCGCTTCGGCCTCGCGGCCACCTTTCAGGATCAGGCACGGCACATCGGAAAGACCGAGATTGAAGGCGGCGGTCGCGCGGTGCTGGCCATCGATGATGGCGAAGCGGTCCTTGCCGCGTTTCGCCACCACGCAGGCGCCGAACCGCTCCCACGAGAACTGTTCGATCATGCGCTTGATGTTGGCCTTGCCGGTTTTCAGGATCGCGCGCTGATAGGCCGGGTCGATGAAGAGATGCTTGAGCGGAAGCCATGCCAGCTCGCCACGCTCGCCGATGGTCTTCGCCCTTTCGGGTGCGCTGTCGAAGGTAAGACGCTGCAGCGGTTCCAGTTCGCTCATGCCGTGTCTCCGCTTGCCGCGATCGGGGCGGTGACGGTCTTGGGGCGCAGCAGGTTCAGCGCATCGCCGCGGCGGCCTTCCACCAGCGCCTGATACGCGCCGCGCATGATGGCTTCGAGGCCGCGCAGTTCGAGTTGCAGCGCGTCGATCTTCGCCTGTGCCGCTCTCGGCGCGATGGTGACGACATCGCTCATGCCGCGGCTCTTTTCGAATGCGCTACCGCTTCGCTGCTTGCGCGCGCCCGCGCGTCGGGCCCGCTCACGCGCGGCACGTCTCGCGCCACGTCGGGCTTTTTCAGTTCGGCGGCGAGCCATTGCGCCAGCGCCGCGCTGTCGGGGCAGACGATCTCGCCCACGCCGCGCGGCACCGCGCAGTCGAAGCGGCACACGCGCCATTCGAAGGCGCGCGGTTCCACCAGCAGCACGCCCGAAGGCAGGGCAAACAGTTCGGCTTCGTGGATCTGCGCCGCCAGATGCGACGGCGTGTCGGCGCAGAGCCCGCGCAGCCGCGCGAAATGCGCGTCCAGCCACGCCTTGCCGCTGCCGTACACGGTGAGGACATTTCCAGTGAAGTCGCCAATCGCTGCGGTGTAGCCGGTGAGCGACAGGGGGCGCGATCCGTCCAGCGGGATCGCGACGAGATCGGCGATGTTGTCCTCGAAGGCTTCGCCGAGCTCGAGCAGCGACAGCGTGCGGCTGCTGCGCACTTCCACCACGCAGGTGCCGTTGCGCACCAAGGTCTCGGCATTGCCGACCGGCACGATGATGGCGGGCTTGCCGGTTTCGGCGGCGAAGATGCCGCGTTCCTGCAGCGGAAAGCGCCACTGCCGCGACAGATGCATGGTGGCGCGGCCCAGGCGATGATCGCGCGCCGCCTTGTCCTTCGCCACGCGATAGGCCGGTTCTTCCACGATATGCGCGAAGCGCAGGCCCAGCGCATTGGCCGCCATCACCAGCGGCAGATCGTCGTGGGCCTCGGCGGCGATAGCGGCGGGATCGAGCCCCAGCGCGCGCACGATGGCTTCGCCGAAATCGCCGAGCCAGCGATAATCCTCGACGGCGCGGATCGTGAAGCGCGGCGCATCCGCGAAGCATGCTGCAGCGGGCGCGACGTCGGTGTCGAAGACCTCCGCGTTCATGCCCGCGCCTCGTGCCGTTCGTGTTCCTTGATCAGCTGTTCGAGCGCCGCTTCCACTTCGCGCAGCGCATCGCCGTCGTCGCGCCCGCGCCCGACGGCGGCGAGGTAGAGATCGAGGATCGCTTCCTGCTCGCGCCAGTCCGACAGGTCGATCTTCAGGATCGCCACCACCTTGCGCAGGATCTTGGTGTCGAAGCCGGTGCCCTTCGCTTCGCCGTAGACTTCCTTGATGTCGGCGGCGAGCGCGGCCTTTTCTTCCTCGAGCCGCTGGATGCGCTCGATGAAGCTGCGCAGATGTTCTTTCGCAAAACCGGATCGCGCCATCGCTCAATCCTTCTCCACGTAATAGGGCTTGAAGTTCTTCAGCAGCTTTTCGCGGCGGCGCTTCAGCGCGCGGTCGCGCACCGCATCGCGCGTGCGGCCCAGGGCATCGAGCGCGTCCTTCACCTTCCGGCGGGCGCGGTCCTCGGCGCGTTCATCGTGAATGTGCCGGCGCCCGCTCATAACGCCTCCGGCGGCGGCGCTTTCGCCGCGCGCGCGGCGGCGCGCAGGCCCAGCAGCGCGCGTATGCTTTCGGCTTCCAGCAAGGTGGAGGCGATGCGCAAGGACGCCGCCTGCATCGCCAGCGCGGCGGCATAATCCTTCCCGTGATCGTTGCCCGCTGCCTCGCGGCACACGCGCTTGGCATGCCCGACAAGTTCGGAAACCGCGTTGGTCTTTTGAGGTTTGTCTCTCATGCGGCACCACGCACGAGCTGCTCGGGCAGGAAGAAGAAATCATGCGGCCACAGGTCGATGCCTTCGGCGCGCGCGCAGGTGAGAATGGTGTGGGCGTCTTCGATCGGGATGTTGCCGCCCTTGCCGCCCTTCGCCGCCGGCTGCTCCCAGCGATAGATCACGCTGCGGTGCTTGCCGGTCCACGCCGCGATGGCGCGGACGCCGCGCGCGAAGCTGCCCTTGCCGCATTTGGTGATGACGCGGCGGGCGGGAGAATCGGTGGCGGAAGCAACGCTCGACATGTCGCGAGCGTTGCGACAATCGCGACACTCCGTCAAGCAGTTTCGCTACAATCGCGACAACTGCCCGTAAATCCGCGACAAAGGCGACAAACAGAGACCTTTGCCCGCCTTGTCGCCTGTCGCGAAAATCGCGACTGTCCCCCTGGTAGAGCGAATCAGGGGCAGCGATGGACCGCGCGAAAGTGCAGCGGGAGTGGATCGAGGGGGTGCTTGCGCGCAACAGCGACAAGACCGCCGCCGGCATCGCCGACGCGCTCGGCCGCCAGCGCAGCCAGGGCTCGCGCATCGCCAAGGGCGAGCGGCTTTTGAAACCCGCCGAGATTCCGCTGGTCGAGCATTATCTGGGCACGCGCGCGCCCGAGGCGCTGGGCGATGGCGATAGCGTCTATCCCACCGCCGGCGAAGACGTGGCCCCGTTTCGCGACGAGACGCGCCGCTATCGCAGCGACGACGACGAGATCATGGGCGTGCCGGTCTACGATCTGCGCGCCGCCGCCGGTTACGGCGCCGTGGCGGTGGACACGCCGCCTTTGCACCATCAGCCCTTCCGCGCTTCGGAGCTGCGCAGCTTCACGCCGAACATCGCGCAGCTGTTCATTCTGGAGATCGAGGGCGATTCAAACTGGCCCACCTTGCACCACGGCGATCGGGCGCTGTGCGATGCCGGGCAGACGAACCCGCGCCGCGAGGGCCGCTATGTCATCCGCATCGACGAGGTGCTGCAGGTGAAGCTGCTCTCGATGCATCCCATCACCAAGCGGCTCACCATCAAGTCCGACAATCCGGACTATCCGACCTACAGCGACATCGACCCCGACGAGATCGCCATCGTCGCCCGCGTCATCTGGATCATGCGCCGCCTGGTTTAAACACGGCACCAGCAGGCAAGCCGCCGAAGCACGCTATTTAATCGGATCAAGATTCAGGTTTTTTTCGGCGGCCCATGCGAGCGCATCCTGCTTCTTGATCTTCGCCCCGATGGTGGGCGGCAGATCGTACTCGCCCTCCACACCCCATCCTTTTTCCGCCTCGTATTTGAGCGAATTGTTCGTCATCGCGTCGAACAGCAGTTTCTGATAGCCGCTGCGGGATGCTGCGTAATCCGTGCTCGCAACGTCACATACCGCCAGCAGTTCAGACAGTTCGGACACGGCGTAAGCGGCCATGTGTTTGTAGGGCACGAAATTGAAGAACTTTTTCGCGGGCGGCGTCGGTGACGGCGGTTGCCCCATCTGTCTAAGCAGCACCAACGCCCTGTTGGCAGCGATCGAGACGCTCGCGAAGGTCCAGCCGAACAATACCACCATTGCGATCCCGAACGATCCGAAGATTCCCCAGAACCACTCCAGACGCAGGGCGAGCGCGGCCAGCAAGCCACCAACGGAAGCAGGCACGATGAACCACAACAGAATCGCAAAAATGATTCCGTGCTTTCCGAACCAACCGTTCGCCGCCAGATAGCGACGCTTCAGAAATTCGCCGAGCCCCATGCCCGCGATGATCCGGCATAGGCCTGCGAACTTCAAACCCTTCGCGCCACCCGCGCCGGGGTGATTCGCGCGCGGTTTGCGCAAGTCGCGCGCGCACGATGGCTCTCCGGCGCACCAAACCGCAACCGGATTTCTCCGCTTTGTCGCGGCTTTGTCGCGAAAGTTGCGAAATTGAGTTGACAGCGCTGCCCCTGTTGTCGCGAATGTTGCGAAACAGAGGAGACACGCACATGCCCCGAACCACCACCCGCCGCACCGCCCATGGACCGGCAAATTTGCCGCTTGCGAACCACGGGCCGGAGGCCATCGCCCCCAACATCGTGGACCGGCTGGCCGACGCCATCGTGTCCGCCTTCCGCGCGCGCCAGACCGCCGCGATCCAGGACGGGATGCAGGCCGGGCTGTCCGAAAAGGAAGTGAAGCAGAACTGGGACGCGGCCATGACCCGCGCCCGCACCCTCGAACCGCGCATGCTGCAGGTGACGCCGTGATCGCGCTCAAGCAGCCGATAGGCGATAGCGCATCGAAAAACCGCAGCGCGCAATGCCGCGCTGCGGGCATCGCCTACGTCCCGCCCGCGCCGGATGCCTGCATGCAATCGCTGTGGGACGCGAACGCCGGATCGCTGCGCCGCGTGCCGCGCGCGCGGCTGATCTCGGGCACCGGCTGGATTTACATCGGCGTGGTGCTGGCCTCCAGCGCCCTCGCCCTCGGCGCATTTCTCGCGCTCCAGGTCGGCGCATGAAGGCGGCGACCGCGATCATGGCGAGCGGCGCGCGCGTGGATCTGCGCAATCCGCGGCTCGACCTGATTCACGCGCGCGACATCGCCGAGCAGCTTTCGAAGCTGCCGATGCATGGCGGCGCGACGCCGGGCCGCTTCTATTCGGTGGCGCAGCACGCGGTGATCGTCGCCACCGAACTCAGCCGTGAGGAAGGCGCGCTCGGCGGCTTCTACGGCCTTTTGCATCACGGCGAGGATTTGTTCGGGCCGACCACCGCGAAATTCCGCGCCGTGTTCTACGCCGCCTTCGAGCTCGACTGGCCGATGCCGGTGCCGATCGGAAAGGCGCTGGAGCGCGTGCATGCGCGCGTGCATCTGAGCGAATTGCAGCAGCTTTGCGCGGGCCGCGACGCGGAAATAGCGCAGATGCAGGCCGCCGGCGTGCGCCCGCTTTCGAAACCGCTGCGCCCGCTCGGCTGGGACAGCGCCATGGACGGCTTCATCGACATGCTGCGCGTGCTGGCGACGGCGGCGGCCATGCCGCTCTCCGCCATGCCCGCGATGGGAGGACTCAAGTGAAAGCACAAACACCTATCGGATCGCTGATCGAAGCTGGACAGAACATCCTGATCGGCTTCGCCATCCAGACGGCCGCGAACTTCTTCGTGCTGCCGCTGTTTGGCATGCGCCCGTCTTTCTCCGATCTGCTCGGCATCGGCCTGATCATGACGGTGATCAGCATCGTGCGCAGCTACATCATCCGCCGATGGCACGAGTTCAAGCGCATGCGCAACGTGCCGCCCGACTTCGCGCACATAATCGAGGACATCGCGGAAGAACGCCGCCGCCAGATAGACCGCGAAGGCTTCAACCTCGCGCATGATGACGAACACACCGACCGCTCCCTGGCGGCCGCGGCGGCGGCTTACGCCTACGCCGCCTCGAAAGACGAGAGCGCGCGCAAGGCGATCAAGCGCCTGGACGATGTTCTTGTCCGCAAGGCATGGCCCGCCACTTGGGGCATCGGCTGGTTCAAACCCACTCGCCCGCGCCGCGACCTGATCAAAGCCGCCGCGCTGATCGTCGCCGAGATCGGCCGCCTCGATCGCGCCGCGAAACGGAGGGCGTGAGCGATGACGCTCCACTGCCCGAACTGCGGCGGGCGCATCGCGCCGGTGGTGAAGAACGCCGCGCTCACGCGCACGCAGAACCTTATCGTCTCCTTCGTGCGCCTCTACGAAGAGCAGAAGGGCCGCGGGCCGCGCGTGTCGGAGATCGGCGCGGCGCTCGGCTTCAAATCGGTCAACGGCATCTATCACACCATCCGCGCGCTGCGCCGCGAGGGCCATCTCACCCTTGCCGAACAGCGCGCCAGCCTCACGGAAAAAGGAAGGGTCTCATGCACAAATTCCGCATCGTCGGCGGCGCTGAGAATGCCGACTGCCGCATCGAAATGGACGGCAAGCCCATGCAGGGAGTCACCAGCGTGACCTTGAACCTGTCCAGCCGCCGCCACGAGCTCACCCTGGTGCTGCGCGGCGAAGTCGAGATCGAGGGCGCGCTGCAACAGGTGGACATCCTGCGCGGCCACAGCGCGCTCGATCAGCTGCGCACCTACGCCGGCACCGACATCGACGGCTACGCGGAGTAACCGGGCATGATCGAGATCGACGATCAGGGGCGCATGGCGATGAAGGCGCTGCGCGAGGGCGTGAGCGAAGCGCGCTATCTCGACGATGTCTGGCACCGCCGCGACGAAGCCCAGGGCCACGCCGCGCCCGACCGCGCGCGCTGGCCCTTCGTGCGCACGCCCAGCAACCCGGATGCGCGCGTGAACGTCGAACGCATGCCGCTCAAGCTACGGAACAAAGCCTGATGCCCCGCAACATCTCCTTCGCGCTCACCACCGCGCAGTTCCGCGACGGCTCCAAGGATGTCACGCGCCGCCTCGCGTGGAAGGATCTGAAGGCGGGCGACATTCTCTGCGCCGTCGAAAAGGGCATGGGGCTGAAAAAGGGCGAGACGGTGAAGAAGCTGGGCCTCATCCGCGTCGTCAGCGCGCGGCGCGAACCCTTGCGCAAGATGCTCGACGCCACCTGCTACGGCCGCAACGAGGTGCGCCGCGAAGGCTTCCCCGCCATGACGCCGGAAGAGTTCGTGGAATTCTTCTGTCGCTCGCACGCCGGCTGCACGCCCGACAGCGACGTCACCCGCATCGAATTCGAAAGGATCGCCGGAGAATGAACGCGCGCGCCGATTCCCTCGATCATCGCCTCGCGGGCCTGCCGGACTGGAAGCTGTCCTACCGGATCGACGAAGCCGTGGCCGCCACCGGCATTGGCCGCACCGCGCTGTTCGAGCGCATCCGGGAAGGAAAGATCGAGGCGCGGCGCGACGGCAAGTTCACGCTGATCGAGCGCGACGAGCTGGTGCGGTATCTCAAAAGCCTGCCCACCACGCGCAAGATCAAGCACGCAGCCTGA